TGTAATTAAACAATCAAACTTATGTAACGAGATTTACCAATACACTGATGAAGAGACAACTGCAATCTGTACGTTATCATCTATCGTATTGAAAAACTTTATTGTTGATGGTAAGTTTGATTATAACCTTTTAATCCAAGAAGTAAGAAAAGCGGTAAGAGCGTTGAATAATGTTATTGATAAAAACAATTATTCTACAGAAAAAGGTCTTAAGGGTGGTCTTGAACAACGAGCAATTGGAATTGGGGTTCAAGGATTGGCTGACGTATTCTGTCTTATGGATTATGTTTTCACTTCAGATGAAGCTAAATCATTGAACAAGAATATCTTCGAATCAATTTATTTTGCCGCAGTCACTGAGAGTAATGACTTGTGTAAGAAAGGTATTAGAAAACCTTATGAGTTCTTCAAAGGTTCTCCAATGTCAAAGGGTATTTTCCAATTTGATATGTGGGGTCTTAATGATTCTGATTTATTCTTAGATTGGGAAACATTGAAAAAAGATGTTCAAGAATATGGTGTTTGTAATTCATTGTTCACCGCTCAGATGCCAGTTGCATCATCAGCTAAGATTACAGGTTCATTCGAAATGACTGAACCAGCTCACTCGGCGTTATTCAATAGACGAGTTGTAGGTGGTGAAATTATGATTGTGAACAAATACTTGATTAATGATTTTGAGAAGATTGGTATTTGGTCTGAGGATTTGAAAAATGAAATCATTTTGAATGAAGGGTCAATTCAAAATATTAACTTCAATCAGTATCTTGATGTTGAAGATAAAAACTACAACAAAAAAGTTAAAAGGATTGAACACTTGATTCCGAAATACAAAACTATTTGGGAGATTTCACAGAAAGAATTGATTAATATGGCGGCAGACAGAGCACCATTTGTTGACCAATCTCAATCAATGAACATTTATATGTCAAATCCGACATTGTCAAAGATTACTTCATCACATTTCCATTCATGGGAAAAAGGTTTGAAAACTCTTTGTTATTATGTTAGAACAAAGGCAATTTCTACAGGTGCTAAACACTTAGCATTGGATATGTCAAAGGTACAAAAACCAAAACCTGTTGTAGAAGTTCCAAAGGTTGATTACAGTAGTATGAATTTACCACCAAAACCTGAAGGAATTGAAATCGAATGTTTCGGTTGTTCTTCGTAATTAAATAATTAATCCCGATATATATCGGGATTTTTTATTTCGGGCTATTTATAAGGAAAAACAAGGGACTTATATTTATCTTTATGGCGAACGGAGTTACATATGGTATTAATTTTCCATTCAGAGATTCTAGACGAGGTGATTTTTTAGAACTTACTCAGTTAGAAGCTCAACAGGTAAAATCTGATTTAATTCACTTACTTTTAACAAGGAAGGGAAGTAGATATTATTTACCTGAATTTGGTACTAGATTATACGAATTCTTATTTGAACCATTTGATGGTTTGACTTTTGACGCAATTCAATCAGATATAAGAGACGCGGTTCAACAATTTATGCCGAACCTTTTATTAAATCAGATAACAATTACACCAGCAGACCCAATGGAGGAAGTTGATACTATGATAGGTGAAAATACTATTGGTACAAGTGAATCTCCAATTTACAGATTACCGGGAAAAGGTACCTCAGAATATACTGCAAAAATTAGAATAGATTATTCAAATAACAGATCAAGCTTTGCTCAAAGTGATTTTGTTATTATTAATATTTAATATAGATGGCAAATCGTAAAATTTCATATACAACCAGAGATTATCAGGGAATAAGAACTGAGTTACTTAATTATGTAAGGACTTACTATCCTGAACTTATCCAAGATTTTAATGACGCATCTGTATTCTCGGTGTTTTTAGATTTGAACGCTGCAGTTGCAGACAACCTACATTATCATATAGATAGAAGTATTCAAGAAACTGTACTTCAATACGCACAACAGAGGTCTTCAATTTATAATATCGCCAGAACTTATGGTTTGAAATTACCAGGCCAAAGACCATCTGTAGCCTTAGTAGATTTTTCAATAACTGTTCCTGTATTTGGTGATAAAGAAGACGAGAGATATTTGGGAGTTTTGACAAGAGGTTCTCAAGTTTCAGGTGCTGGTATTGTGTTTGAAAATATATACGATGTTGATTTTACCTCACCATACAATGCACAAGGTTTTCCAAATCGACTTAAAATTCCAAACCGTAATGCCAACAATGTCATAATCAATTATACTATTACTAAAAGAGAACTTGTTGTAAATGGAATTACAAAAGTTTTCAAACGAGTAATAACTCCAAATGATGTTAAACCATTTTTTGAATTGTTTTTGCCTGAAAAAAATGTTTTGGGTATTACAAGTGTTTTGTTAAAAAGCGGTACTGAATATACAAATATACCTACTGTCGCAGAATTTTTAGGTACACCTAATAAGTGGTATGAAGTAGATGCATTAGCCGAAGACAGAGTATTCATTGAGGACCCTACTAAAGTTTCTGACCAACCTGGAATTAAGGTGGGAAGATATATACAAACATCAAACAGATTCATCAGTGAATATACTCCTGAAGGGTTTAAGAAGTTGACATTTGGTGGAGGAACAAATACGGCTCAAGATGCCTTAGACCAATTTACAACTGTAGGGGCAACAATCGACTTACAAAGATATTCAAACAATTTATCTTTGGGGTCAGCTTTAACACCTAATTCAACTTTATTTGTACAATACAGAGTAGGTGGAGGATTGGGTACAAACTTAGGTACAAATGTAATTACACAAATAGGAACTGTTTCATTTTTTGTTAATGGACCTTCTGAACTTACAAACTCTTCGGTGGTGAATTCTTTGAGATGTAATAACGTTACTGCGGCAATTGGTGGAGCGGGATTACCATCACTCGAAGAAATTAGAAATTATGTTTCGTTTAACTTTTCAGCACAGAAAAGAGCGGTGACTGTACAAGATTATGAATCGATTATTAGAAATATGCCTTCTGAGTTTGGTGCTCCAGCCAAAGTATCAGTAACTGAAAATAATAATAAAATATTAATTCAGTTATTATCTTATGATACTTCGGGTAAGTTGACGAATATAGTTTCGAATACTTTGAGACAAAACATTGCAACATATCTTTCTAACTACAGAATGATGAATGATTACATATCAATTTTCACCGCTGAAGTGATTGATTTAAGTGTTGAAGTTCAAGTCGTATTAACTTCAGCTCAAAATTCAGGACAAGTAATTGCTGAAATAGTTGACAGAATTTCAACATATTTTAATCCTCAAGTCAGAGAATTGGGACAAAACGTTTATTTATCCGAGATACAAAGCATTGTTCAAAATCAAAGTGGTGTTCTAAGTGTTTCTTCAATCAAAGTCTTCAATAATGTTGGTGGTCAATATTCTTCAGCAGAAACTTCAATGGAATATTCAGACCCTGAAACGAAACAAATTGAACCTGTTAATTCAACAATTTTCGCACAACCTTCTCAAGTATATCAAATTAGATATCCAAATAAGGATATTAAAGTCTCGGTAATTAATTTCCAATCGACAACATTATCGTAATAGGTTTATTATCTAATACTTTGGTCTATAATTTATGATGTGTGTATCAACTTTGAAAAATTACACATAAAGTATTTATAAACTAAAGACAATAGATGGGTGATTCATATAGAATTAAGACCGAACTTGGTATTAACAAATCAATTAACGTACAATTAGACCAAGAGTTTGAGTTCTTAGAAATTTTATCTCTCAAGATACAACAAACAGACATCTACACAAGAAGTTGTGCTGATTATGGTGTCTTAGTTGGTCGAGTTACTGCTAACAACGGATTCGGATTACCGAATGCGAGAGTTTCAATATTCATTCCTATTGAACAAGTTGATGAATCAAATCCATTGATTACATCTATATATCCTTACAAATCTCCAAATGATAAAAATGAAGATGGGTATAGATATAATTTACTTCCCTACACTCCTTCATATTCAAAACATTCTGCAACAGGAACTTTACCATCAAGATCGGATGTATTGACTGGAGGAACCGCTGTTGAAATTTACGACAAGTATTATAGATTCACTACTAAAACTAATGATAGTGGTGATTACATGATTATGGGTGTCCCACTCGGGCAACAAACTATAGTCATGGACGTAGACCTTTCAGATATTGGTGAATTTTCTTTAACTCCTCAAGACTTAATTAGAATTGGTTTAGCTACTGAGGCACAAGTTGCTGGAAATAAATTTAGGACATCGAGTGATTTAAATTCTTTGCCACAAATAATTAACTTAGTTAAAAATGCTGAAATTTCTCCTTTGTGGGGAGATCCTGAAATATGTGACATATCAATTAATAGATTAGATTTTGACTTACGAGATGATGCAAATGTTGATATTCAACCAACATCAGTTTTTATGGGGTCAATTTT